CACTGGGACGCGAATCCGTGCATCATACAGTTGTGGATCATGCACCGGACGTGCATGTAGTCCGTGCGCTGTACGTTGGGCTTCTCGTTGACCACGATGCCCAGCACCTTCTGCCGGTTCCAGTAGGGCTCCGTCCGCGTCTTATTCTCGTTGATGGTGAAGCCCGCCTCCTTGACACGAGCTCGCACGAGATTCACAACGGCTGCGACGCCCTCGCGTGTCGGCTTGTCCGGGTGCGAGATGTCAATGTCATCGGAGTACCGGGTGTACACCCAGTCCGGTCCCAGCTCTTTCAGTTCACGCATGATGGTTCGGTCAAAGCGCTGGTCCGCCACCAGGTTGGCCACCATCCCCGAGGTCGGTGCCCCCTGGGGAAGGAAGTTCTTGTAGGTAACCAGGTCTGCCATCAGGCTGGCCACACGGTGCGCATATCCCAACGACCGAAAGTAGTGTCGCACCATCGCGCGCTTCACGCTCGGAAAGAAGTCCTTGATGTCCATCGAAATGATGACACCCTTTCCGACGTGCTGCTGGGCCGTGGCCATACAGCTGCGACCGGGAACGTAGGCGCCGATGTGCTCGCCGACGGGGATAGGGTTCAGGAACTTGGAGAGCATCACCTTCTGAGCCCGCTTCAAACGCTTGTCCGGATCTTGGATTCCCCGCTTGCCCGTACCCTTCCCGCGCTTGTCGATGTCGAAGGTGTTGTAGAGCTTGTTCTTTTCCAAGATGAAGAACCACAACGTCCGGTTGTGGATTCCCAGATGGAAGGCTAGGGACATGTCGTCGATCGCCAGCGGCAGGCTGTGCTTGACGCCGCGATACTCGATGAGGTCAATCATCGTGGAGTGGTAGCTACTCATCGGACGGACTCTCCTTGTCGAGCTGCTGAACGATCTTTCGGTACTCTCGAAGACCACGGCGGAAATCACTGATCTGCGCACGCGCGAGGTTGTCGTAGCAGGCCTCCTGCCCGAACTGGCAGCGCCCATTGAGCGCCTCGAGGTTCTTCGGACATGCGACGCAAACCGGTTCGATGCGTTCACCCTCGACGATGAAATACGTCTTGGCGCAGATGGAATCTCGGGTGAGCGCCTTGAGATTTGCGTCAGCCTGGGCCGCACGCTCTTCGGGAGACTTGTAGTTCGGCGGCTTCTTGTAGGGCTTTCCCGCCTTGGTGAGGCGCTGCTTCTTCTGCGTCTCATCGGTGTCCGACTTGTGCTGCGACAGCGACTTGATGCGCGGCCGTGCCGTCAAGTACATCGGACCAACGTTGCCGCGACCACGGTGATGCTGAAGGTGAAGGATGGGAACGAGGACCACGTACAACTGCGGGTCCTCGAGAACCGCTTCGATGGGAGAGCGGCGCTCAGCACGCTTCTCCAACTTCTTCTGTCCCTTGCGCCGGAATGCGTGGGAGGTGGCGCCCTTATTTTTCCGGGCCTCTGCTGTTCCTCCCACGACTTTCTTGAGCCGTTTCAAGAAGCGCTTGGTCAGCGGGGTCACCAACGAACAGGGGAAGTACTTGGCGAGGAGTTCCTCCTCGTCTCGCCGGAAAAAGTACACCCGGTCCCAGGGGAACTCGGTGCCAGCGAGGGTTCGGTCGACGCGCAGGACGACCGCATTTCTTGTGGGCATGCTCTCTCCTACTTTTCGTACGGACGTGTATAGATTACGCGACCGTAGTTCTCATCAGGCCTCGTTCCGCCGGGAGTAATGATCCAGGCAAACGGGCACTTGAGCCGGCTCTCCTTGTGTGGCGCGGGCGCGTATCCATCGGTGAAGTAGAATGCAACGTCAGGATCGATTTCCTGCGCACGACGAAGAGCCGGGTCGAACGACGTCCCTCCTCGGCCGTGCGCCTTGTGCTCGATCTTGTCGTTGGTTCCCAGGATGTACTCGTACTCCACGGCCGCGTCGCAGTGGATCACGTGGATCTTGATTTCCTTGTCGGCTTTCTGGAGGCCGAGTAGCTCGTTGTGCGCCATCTCCAGTTCACGGGCACCCATCGATCCGGAGGTGTCTTCCATGAATGCAACGGTGAACTTCCGGTCCTTCTTCTTCCCCGGAAACGGCATCAGCTTTGGCATTCCAATGTAGCGACGACGCATCCGTGCGCAACTGCGCCGCCAGCGGTAGCGCCTTGTGCTCACCACCCAGTCACGAAGAAGCTGCGTCCACGGGATCTGCGGCTTCTTGAGGAGCTTCTCGATGACCTCGGCAACGTTTCTAGGAATAGTGCCGCGGCTCTTCTTGTGGTCGTCGACCGCCTTCTGCAAGACGTTGCGAACCTGGTAGCCGAGCTCGTCAGCCAGCGACGTCTTGTCGTCAGCGGCGGCATCCTTGTTATCGGCGTTGTCCCAGTCAGCGTGGTTGGCCAGGAGCTTCTCTCCAAGGCCGAGCTCCTCTTCCTCCTCGCCCTCACCGCCGGCGCCGGCACCACCGCCGTCCTTCTCCTCCTCGCCCTCACCGCCAGCGCCGCCCTTCTTCTCTTCGCCCTCCTTCTCCTCCTCGCCCTCACCGCCAGCGCCGCCCTTCTTCTCTTCGCCCTCCTTCGGCTTGTCGCGCGGCCCCTCTCCGAACATGGAACCCTGGTCTCCACGCGGACCGTTGAAACCCGCCTTGTCGAGGAGAGACATGAGCGCTTTCATCGAGATCTTCTTGACGTTGATGTCGCGCATCAGCCGAGCAACGTACCACTCGTAGGACTTATCCTTCGGGATCTTGTCGAATTGACCGTAGCCCGGAACCACCCACTCGCTGGCGTGCTCCTTGACGTAGGGTGACGACGAGACCAGGAGGGTGTTGACGGCCATGTCCGCGGCGAACGGGGCCACGATCCGGATCTTGGCCAGCGCCTCCTTGTCTCCCGCGTACCGAGCCTCAAGCTCCAGGTGGCGAGCCAGATGCTCGAGCACCAGGTGCAGGCACTCGTGCTCCGTGACAGCCACGACCTCATCAAAGGTGGCCTTGGCTACCCATGCCTTGTTGTAGAGGAGCACGAAGTGTCGGTCGCGCACGGTGACCGCCATCGCCGGGTAGCGGGTGGTCTCGTGGGTCTCCAGCGCGGCCAGAATGCGGGCGTAGAAATTGTTCCCACGCCCCGAAACCATGTAGCAAAAGAAGTCGTTCAGACTCGCATCCACGGAACACCCCTCTTCTCAAAACGACTTGTGTTACGGATATTTGTGGCATACTATTCGGTAGGCAACCCGAGGAGGATTGTACCGTGGAGCCGAAGATCATCGATCAATTCTCGGACCCCAGCTTCCGGAAACTCGCGCAGATCATCCGGCGTCACCCCGAGTCCCAGGAGCTCATCAAGACGGCCGAGATGGACCCTGAAGCGAATGGTCGGCGGCCCTCCAGCGCATTCGCCGACCCAATCGGCCGACGCTTTCCCATCGACACGCCGGACCACGCGGTCCTCTCGCGTCTCTACATGGAGAAGCAGGCCGGCGTCGACCCCGCAGTCCTGGCAGCCTGTGACAAGGCTTTGGACCTGTACGGTGTCGACCTCGATCTCCAGGAGAAGATCGCCACGCCGAGGGAACAGCCCTTCGACGAAGACGACTACCTCCTGCCGGAGATCCGACGCATGGTGGTCAAGACGGCCGAGGATGTTCGCGTCGCCGCGGACGTTATCTGCCAGAACCACCGGTCGATGGACGTCGACAGCCGGGCCCAAGCCTGCACGCGCCTCGTGAAGAAGGGCGTAGCCCTGAACATCCCGCTGCCTCCGGACATCCTGAAGTTCGCCGGCGTGACGATGTGTGACACGAACACTCTCTGTGACTGGCTCGGTGCACGCGCCGCAGCCACGACAGACGAGACGATTCGCTGGGGCTACGACAAGCTGGCCAACGAGATCAAGGCCTTCCCGGTGCTGTGCGGCGACCGAGACGAGCTCATCAAGGTGGCCGCGGCCATCGGAGAACTCGACGAAGCCGCGGGGCTGGGACAGCACTACGACCGCCGCCTGCTCGACCCGCTCCGTACCGTCTTCAACACCACCAAGGTGGCCGACGACATGCTGGAACTGGGCGGCGCGCAGGTGCCGGTCGAGCAGCTCCTCTCGGTAGACCCGCAGGTCTACCGCGATGTCTTCGGAGAAGACCTCGCTGCCGAGTTCGTCGACGCCGACGGTGGCATCGACCTGGAGCAGCTCAAGATCATCCTGCCGACGGTGCCCTACGATCTCCAGAAGGCCCTCGCAGCACAGATGGGAGCCTGATCATGCTCAAGATTGCTTTTCAGCTTGGTGTTCAGCAGGCCCTGGCCGATCACGACGTTGACCGTCTGACCAAGGAAGCCAGCAAGGCGGGCCTCGCACGGCGCGCCCTGGACTTCGCAAAGGCCAACAAGGGCCTCACCGCAGGTGTCGGGCTGGCGGGTGCTGGCGCCCTGGGCGCCGGAGGCTACTTCGGCGGGAAGCATCTGCTCAAGGAAGACGAGCCCGGCTTCCTGGAGAGCGCCGGTGACCTCGCTCAGGGTCTGACGAGCGACCCGCAGCTGATGCAGAGCCTTCTCGGCGCTGCCATGGGTGGCGGCGGCATGGGCGGCGGGATGCCCCAGGGAGCCATGGGCCTGTCGGCCGGTGGCGGTGGTGGCTTCCCGCCCAGCCCGTCGTACGGTGCTCAGATGGGCGCGATGCCCATGGATCCCTACGAAATGCAGGGCGGCTACGGCGGACATCTGCCTCCGCAGTACTGATGCCCACGGCCAAGCGCTACCGGGACATCCTACTGGACGAGGACGCCACGGCCAGCGCCGTGTTCGAAGCAGCCAAGCGTGTTCTTGGCCCGTCCTTCGCAGCATGGGAACCCGAAACGATCTGGATGGACCTGGAAGATGCTGGCATCGACCTGGGTCTGGAAAACCGGGACAAGCTCCTGGCGTGTACTACCCTCCTGGCTACACGAAGTTTCTACTGGGACGCTGCCGTGTTCGAGAACACGTCGATGGCGTTCAACGACATCCCGTCCGCACCCGACGCACTCCAGGAAGCAAGTCCGGGCGAGATGTCGTGGGCCGTGTTCGAAGCCAGCTACTTCTTGCAGCGTGAATTTCAGGCGGAAGGATCGTTCGACTACGAACCGGCGAAGTATGCCGCGGTGAGCCTTTTTCGCTCCGGCTTCCTTGTCGCCCCCGAGATGCTCGCGTTCGCCCAGGAAGAGCTTGACCGCCTCAACCAGGGTCACCGAGACCTGAAGCCGAAAGTCGAGCAGCGATGGTCCAAGCTGGACAAAGCAAAGCTCACCGAACTTCAGCTCGACGAGGCGCCCTCCGACATTCAGATCGGCTACCTGGCGGCAGTCCATCTGTACGTCGAAGAGCGCGCTCGTCGTCTGAAGCGCGAGATCGCGGCGCTCGGTTAGCCGGCTTTCTCGTCGCTGTGGATCTCCTCCTCGACGTTCTCGTGCGCGTTGAGAATGCGCATGTACACCTCGCGGAACGCCGGCTCGTTCGAGAGCGCCCGCGACAGCTTGGACTTCAGATCCGTATCGGAAGTCTCGTTGAGGTGCTTCGTGATCTTGACGAAGAACGCGTTGGCCATGTCGTGAGGCAAGTCCTTCGAGAAGATCGACACGTTCCCAACAACGTCTTCGACCTCGAAGTTCCCCGACGACAGCGCCGACGCCACGGACTCGCAAACGTCTGTCAGCTCCCGGTGCTTGTGGCTCTTGACGAGCGACAGGACCTTCTGCTGCGCGGTTTTCGAGTAGCTTCCGAGAACCTCGGCCGGGCTGATGGCCGTAGCGTGGTCCTTGTAGTAGCCGATGAACGCCTCAGCAGTTCCAGCACCGACGAGCCCAGCCAGCTGAATGCGCAGGATGGGGAGCATGTCCTCGACCGAGACGCCCTGCTCGGCGGCCATCTGCTCGCACGCCTTCAGGGCATTGCTGACCTTCTCCCACGAAGCCGGGTTCGCGTAGATCTTTCCGGCGTCGCGGCTGTTGGTGTCGATCAGGGCGTCGCGCTGGATATCAACATATCCCACCACGATCGAGTGGATGTTCCCACGACCGCGGGCCCACTCGAGCCAGACGTTGGCGTCCGGACGCACGCCCACGAAGCAGAGGCGCCGGCGGAACGCGGGATCCTTCTCGGCCTCGTTGACCACGTAGTTGTCTTCGGACGGGTTCATCGCCGCAGCAACGTAGACATGGTCCGGCAGTGTGTAACTGCCGAAGCGCCGCGCCTCCATGACGGTGAAAGCCGCGTTCATCACCGGCTTTTCACCCCTGTTCCACTCATCGAAGACGAGGATGGTGGGGCGCTTCGAGTTGATGATGTCGAAGACAGACTCCTCGGTGAGGAAGCGGTAGCTGTTCCCGTCCTTGTTCGGGACCGGGATTCCAGCGATGTCCTCGGGCTCGCGGTGGGCGAGGTACATGAAGACAACGTCCCAGTCATTGTCCTCTGCGATCTGGCTGAAGATCTGCGTCTTCCCGATGCCAGCGACGCCCACCAGGCACGCGACCTGATGACTTCGGAAGGTCATCTCGATCATCTTGCGTACCTTGTTGAGCGGCGCCGTCAGAATTCCCAGTCGTTCCCAAAACTTGTTCTGGTCCTGTGCTGCCTCTTGATCCGCCACAATCTCCTCCGTATGATAGAATCATGAACAGTGCGCCGCCGCTCCTTTCGCACGCCCTCACGCGATCCCACGTCGCGCAGAGACTTTTGCGTTTGGACGGACGACAGTATTCCTTGTACGACTACCCATTCGCGCCGGCAGTTTTCAACTGTGGCGCCGCAGATGTTCTCCTGAAGACCGGACGACAGATATCAAAGTCCGTTACCTGTGCGGCGCTCATCATCGCCAACAGCGTAGCGATTGACCACTTCAAGACCCTCTACGTTTCTCCGACCAGAGAACAGACGAGCCGGTTCAGTAATACTCGGCTCTCAAAGATCATCCACTACTCTCCGCACGTCCGCGCTAACTACGTCGACCCATCGTTGCCCAACAATGTATTGCTCCAGCTGTTGAAGAACGGCTCGGAGATCGCACTCTCCTACGCCTGGGACGACCCGGACCGTATTCGCGGTATCACCGCTGACTGGGAGTTCCTCGACGAAATTCAGGACATTGTTTACGACATCATCCCCGTGATCAAGGAGTGCATGGGCAACTCCGACTTCGCGTTCACGACCTACGCGGGGACTCCCAAGTCGATGGAAAACACCATCGAGTTCCTCTGGCAGCGCAGCTCGCAGTCCGAGTGGATCATGCAGTGCGAGGGCTGTGACAGCTGGAACTACGTGGACAGCGTCAAGTCCATCGGCAAGAGTGGTATCATTTGTAGGAAGTGCGGAAAGTATCTCAACCCGCGGATCGGGCAGTGGTACGACTTCAACCCCAACGCAAAGATGAAGGGGTTCCATGTACCGCAGCCGATCCTTCCCCGTAACGTCGAGCAGCCCCGTCGATGGGAACGCATCGTTCAGAAGATGGAGGACTACGGAGAGTCCCAGTTCATGAACGAGGTGATGGGAGTTTCATCAGACATCGGCAGCCGGTTCATCTCGCAAGCCGAGCTGATGGCATTATGCGAAGACTACTTCATTGGGCTGCCGGTCGCCCCGTCAATTCTCCGCGGCATCCGAACTGTCGTAGGCGGAGTAGACTGGGCCGGCAACGGAGAGGGATTCAAGTCCCGCACCGTGGCGTGGGTCTTCGGTCTGACCGAAGACTACAAGTTGAAGACGCTCTACTACCAGATCTTCGCCAACGCCAACCAGATTGAGGACGTCGAGGAAGTTGCGAAAATCTTCGAACAGTGTGACTGCCGCTACGTCATGGGCGACGCCGGCGAGGGGGCCGTGGCCAACTCCGCGTTGCGTGACCGCCTTGGCGCTCACCGTGTCGGGCAGGCTCAGTACGGCGGCGGCGCCGGCTTCGCCAGCCTCATTCGCTGGAACAAGCAGGGCACACGATACCTCGTCAACCGCAATGCTGCGATCGATTCGTATATGCTTCAGTTGAAGAAGTCCGGGGTCATCTTCCCCACGGCGCGACAGATGGCCACGCCCATCCAGGACATCCTCAACGAGTATCAGGAGAGCGGGCACTCCGGACAGGGCGGTGCGGTGCGCACGTTGTGGAAGCACGCACCGACGGCACCCGACGACTGTCTCCAAGCCCAGGTCTTCTGCTGGCTGGCGATGAAGGTTGTCCAGGGTGACATAGAATTCTACGAGAGGGACGCGTAGCCCACCTACCGGGGATAGGTCTTTGAGAGCGAGTTTAAGTCAGCTGAGGAAGTCCGACGGCTCAGGTGACTTAAACGCGTGAGCAAAGATTTATCCAGGTTCTGGTAGACTCAGGCGACTAGCGTGCGTAATGCAAACATGTGATGGCCCACGTGTTTGCGCGTGCGCGGCCGAGCGTGACGGAGCGCCCAACGCGGGAGTGCGGGAGGCGTTGCGAAGCTGTGTCTCGACGACCCGCCGTGGTCCGCAGGCGCGGAGGTTAGCGAGGTAGAGCGTTTGTCACTATCCGACCTGTGCTGCCGTGTTACACGGCATAGTGTTGTTGGTCAACACGCCTCTAGGTGGGGCATACGCGCCCCTCTCGTAGCGGAACCCTTCCGTTTGCGTATTTGAATCGGCGCGATCTAAGTCCAAGGCGAACGCGCAGATCGGGCGGCAATTTTCGCGGAGTATGACGAAGCCGTCAGACGTAGCGAAAATTGACGACCGATAGAGGAAAGAGAGCCTTGGACTTAGACCGCCAGGAACGGAGCGCGTTGCGCGCCCATGCGGTCAGACCCGCTTTGCCAAACGGAAACTTGCCTACGTATTTATACTGCGGGGATGTCTTCAAGGCGTCTGCGATCGTCTCCTTGGCCTCGAGGGGAATCGCCGAGCAGTACGAGCGAGACGAAGTCGAAGCTGTAGGACATGGTGAACGACGTTGCGTCGCTCCGGCCTGATGAAAGCCTACTAGGCAAGTGTTTACGCAGTAAATCAGGTGGGGTCGTCTTCTGCTCTCTTCCTCCGATTCTCCTGGTACTTCTGAAACCAGGGGACGATAGCCGCGGGCATCATGAAGTCAGCCAGGAGACCGGATGCGTAGAGCCGAAAGGGCTCTCCAGACGTCACGAACTGAACGGGAGTGAAGGTGTATCCGACCCCGTCTTCGCGAGACGAAATGAAAACAGGGTCCCTCACTATTATTATACCATCTTTCCGTTCCGTTTCCTGACCGCCCAACGCCATGCCACCAGTGGCCGGCAGGTACATCCGGAAGAGAGGATCAGCCTGCTTTTTGCGCTGTGCCATTGTACTTCTCCAGCTTCGTGACGTCGCCGTAGGTCGGTCCGACTTCCACATCGTACAGGAAGGGAACCGGCAGCCACGCGAACTTTTCCTTCACGCGGTCAACGATCCAGTGATCGAGGAACGGCTTCAGCTTGTGCAAGTTTCGCTCGGGCATCTCGAACACCATGCTGTCGTGCACAGTGATGAGCATCCGAGCTTCCAGATCTGCGAAGTGTTCATCCATCTCACACAGCTGGGAGACGACGAGGTCGGAGCTGGTGCTCTGAATCTTGAAGTTCACAGCTTCACGGAGGGCGTCGTTCATCAGCTTCGAGCTGACGTGAGCCAGCTGGAAACGACGGCGCCGTCCGAAGAACGTCTTGACCTCGCGGTTGGTGCGGACCTCATGCTCGACTTCACTGACGTAGGCCCGCAGCTCGGGGAACTCCGTGAAGAGGAAGTTCTGGAGCCACTCGGCGTACTCCTTGGTGCTGTCAATCTGCTGCATGATCTTGTAGGGGCCGGCACCGTAGAAAGTACCGAACACCGTCCGCTTGCAGTTGGTCCTCTTCTTCTTGATCTCGGGCTCTTCCTTCCGAGCCTGCACCTCCTCGTAGGGCATCTTGTAGGCTTTCGATGTCACCAACGAGTGAACGTCCATCCCCTTGTTGAGCGCTGCGATCATGGCCGCGTCTCTCGAATAGGCCGTGTACACGCGGAGCTCAGCGCCCTTGATGTCGCAGTCAACGATGATGTAGTCAGGACGGCTCGGCACGAACAGACGCTTCACATTGAAACCCGGGTGCAGCACTTCGTCGCCGACCTCCTTCCGGCACACGATGAGCGGAACGTTCTGGAGGTTGGGGTCTGCGCTGGAGAGTCGTCCCGTCGCTGTTCCGTTGAGGTGAAAGCGGCAGTGGATTTTCCCGTCTGCCTTGGTCATGCGGCGGTACGGCTTGATGTAAGTGCTCAGCGCCTTGTGCGCTTCTCGGTAGGCCAGCAGCTGCGTCACGAAGATGCGGCGTGGGTCGTCCGCCTCGTACATGCCCTCGTACTGTGAGAGCAGATCCTTGTTGGTACTCGCCGTGTCCTCTCCGGGGATGGCGTCGAACTGCAACCGAGACATGTAGGACGCGATCTGCTGCGGGGCATTCAGGTTGAGCGTCGGGTCGAAGCGAGAAGCGATCTCCTCCTTCGCTGTGTTCATCTGCTCCGTGAGATCCGTGTAGAGCTCTTCGAGATACTCCATGTTCATCGTGAAGCCGCGGTACTCCATGTTCGACAGTGTGTAGCTGCCTGGCACGTAGAGATACCGCATGACGTCGCGGGCGTCGCTCCAGGAGTCGGTTCGGTGCAAGCGGTTCGTCTGCGCACGAAGGATGATGCGCGTCACGTCGGCGTCGACGGCGGCGTAGACCAGTATCGTCTCCAGTGGGATCTTCTCAAACCCGCCGTCACCGTCTTTCTTGGCTTCGGCGTCCTTCTTCGGCTTGCGCGGCACTTTGACCGCCAGCTCCTTGCGAAGCGCAGAGATCTCTTTCTTCTTTTCCTTGAACTGGTCCTGCTCGTACGTCGACCGCTTCTTGGCCGGCGTCTCCTTGATCTCCTCGTACTTCTTGACGGCAGTCACGAGAGTCTGCCACTGAGATTCGTCTCTATCAGGTGGGCATCCCAGCACGAGTTCTCGGTCCAGGATTTCGTCGTTCTTCAGGTGAAGATCAGCGACGGTAGCCGCGGCGTCCCCGTCCTCGTCTTCGTCGACGTCCTGGTCTTCCTCGCCGCGCAAGAGGTCCTGGAGGTCATCGTCGTAGCCTTCATAGGACGACGCGTACAGCGGGGTCAGCTGCTTCAAGCTGTAGAAGCCCTTCTTGTCTTCGTCGATGTAGTGCTCTCCGAGCATCGTATCCCAGGCCACGCGGTTTACCCGGTACCCGTACACGTTCTCGAGGAACTTCATATCGAACTTCCAGTTGTGGAAGATCTTCGGTTTCTGACAGGTGAGAAGGCGCTCGACGATCTTCCAGGCTTCCTTCGGATCGTACGGAACCTCCGGATGGTCGAGCAGGATGGTCGCCGCTTTCCCAGTATCCCAGCCCACAGAGATCATCAGAATTTTTGGGTCCGGATGGGAGTAGGGCTTCAGCGTATTGGTCTCGGTGTCAAGAGAGATAGCCCAGTCCTGCGAACCCTGTCCGCGCGCCGGGTCGTAGTAGTTGACAATCCGCGTGACCAGGTCATCGACCTCTTCCAGCGTCTTGGGATACTCGTAGTCTTTCGTCACTTCATCGAGGTCGATCGCACTCGGTCGGTTCCCGTGTGCAATGCCAACAGCTTTGTGCAGCGCCGACACCACCACGTTGGAAGTGCCGGGCTTCGCTGAAAGGTGCTGCATCGACAGCAGAGGAATCACGGACAGGCGCCGCACGCGCCCATCCATATTCTCTGGCCGAGACGAAGGGAATGGCAGTGTGAACTCACGGCCTACGACATTGCCGATCTTGCGAAACTTGAGCCCCACGGCTTTTGCGGCTACCGGACCCAACGGAACAATGACCGGCGGCACACCGTTGACACCGTCGATCCCATCAAGCTCCCGCATGAGTACCGGGTTACAACTCTCGATGTGGCCTTTCTTCGGCTTGTACGCTCCGACGCGCGCGGCGTAGGTGTAGAACACCTTGGTCTCAACATATCGGCCACCGTCGTGGGCGCGGACGATGTTCAACAGCTGCTTGAACAGTCGCCCGTACCGTCCGAAGAACGGCATCCCTTTTCCGATTGAAAACCCGGAAGGGGACGGCCCCACAACGATGATGTGCGCCGGTTGGTCTCCGTGGCCCCGCCAGAGGCAGGGGTCATACTGCGCCGGGCACGCTTTGCATTCAGAACCTTTTCTCATACGTCAAAGTTCCCGGAGTCCGGCTTGCCAGCGCCGACCTCGGTAGCCAAGTCTTGCACAACAGACTCCTGACGCTCAGCATTCACGTGTGCCGGTTCATCGTTCTTCTGGGTAAAGTCAACGGTGTCGGTCAGGTCGATGACGCTAATGTTGCTGAGCGCAATCCGCGCACCGATGCGCGGACGAACGAAGTTCCTGATAAAACCCTCCCGCTTCAGCGTGCTTTGCGGCACCACCCGGGGGTCATTGTCGGCGATCATCTTGATGCGCCCGTGTCGTCCCGTGTAGTTCCGGAACTTCGGCGACCGTGTCAACAAGGTAGAGAGCGCCCGCGGCCAGAAAACCACGAGCCATTTCCGCTCGGGAACGTAGTAAACCCCGAGGTCTGTCTGCGACAGAATGTGTGCCGTTCCGTGAGACAGCAGATACGAAACCGATGAGACGCCCTCGGCGTCGCGTGAGTGGTGCGCCAACGGAATTCCGGTGTGGAGGACCTCTTCCCAGATTTCCTCCGACTCTTGAACGGTTGCGCCCTGGTCTGCCATCTCCTGCATCTTGAGGATGCTGAACTCTTGCACGAACTTGATGTAGTCTTCTCCGATGAAATTGAGAATCGTCGCCGCGGGCAGCAGGTTGTCGAGGAGCCGGGTGTACATCCCCGAGGGCAGATTAGCTCCCCCGGCAAAAGTCTGTCGGGTTTCTTCGAACTTCGTGCGGAGCTGGGGAATGCGTCCGAGCCAGCACAATGTGATCGCACGCCGCAGCTTCCGCATATCTTCGACGGTGTAGCGCTGCTGAATGGAAAAGATGGGGTGGGGGAATCCCCGGATGAACTTGGTCCGGATGTGAACGTAGCGATTGAGGTCCCGGGGTTCGTCCATCGTGTAGATCCCGCCGATGGTCACGGGGCAGCGCAGCGTCCTGGAAATGTGCTGGCCGCCCGCGGTCCCGCGGATGGACTCCACCTTCCCCATTGCGAGCCCTCGAATGAGTTCCCTGATGTCGCGCACGGCATTGCCGCGCTTCGTCGGGCGCGAGGCGCCCATGTCGTTTTCCTCGAACTCATCCATCATCACGCGTAGCGAGTTGCCAGCGTTCTTAAAGAGGATGGCGGCCTTGGTGTAGTCATCCTGGATGGCCGTCACGGCCTCGCAGAGTCGGTAACCCGGGTAGCGGTCGCCCCCATAGATCTGAAACAGTGTGGTCTTCCCGCTCTGGGTCTCACCATTGAGGTCGGTAACCACCGTCGTTTCGAAGACGAGAGACACCGGGGTGTAGAGGATGTCGGCTGCAATGAAAGTCGTTTCCAGGTCGTGGTGCATGAACTTCCAGCCACGATCGATGATGCCCCTCACCATGTGATACGCATCCTTCGGGTCGTGCTGTTCGCTCTCGGCGATGTCCTCCAGGCTATTGAGGTTCACCGACCACGGCTTGTCCGTGGCCCGGAACATGTGTTCACCGTCGACGGGACACTCCAGGCGCTCGTAGGTAATCGTGTCATCAGTGAGCGTGCCCTTGAAAAAGTTCGTGCGACCATTTACCACGTAAACCGTGGCTGTCCCGTCTTCGGGGTCTCGGATGAAGTGAACGCCCTGTCCGATCTCGTCGAGGTTTCCCACCTCGGCGATGATCTTCCCGGCACGCTCGAGCGCTTTCTGAAAGTGAACGTCGAGCTGTCGAAGCGTATCGGAGAGTGAACGGGCAACCATGCGTCCCCGGGGCCCGTCGCGCAATCGGAGAAAGTCCGGCATCCCGAGGTTCTGGGCAACGTACTGCTCCAGATCTCCGAGGTCTCCGGCCAGCTGAGCGTGGATCTTGGTCACAGAGTCCATCGGAAACGACACGACGATCTTCCGCTTCTTGCTCCACGCCTTTATCATCCGAACGCCTTGCTGAGTCGTAGCGTTGTGGAGGAACTGGTAGGTCTCCTCCAACAAGCGATGCAGGCGTTGAGTGAATCCTTCCGGCGTGTCGAAGGGCACGATGCCCTGCAATACCCACTCGCGCGAAATACTATACTCGTCGCACACGTGCTTGAGGAAGGCATCACGCTCAGCGTCCTTCTTCAGTGCACTCCCGAATTCCACAACCACAGCGTTGCGGGCATCGACGTCTCCTTCATCGATGGTCTCGAATGCCTGTGCTGTCTGGGTTATCGCCCAGGTGTGGTTGTGTACGTAGCTCTTCTTGTTTTGCACACGGTCATAAAACGGCTCGAACCCGTAGGCGCGGACAGCCTCGTCCACGTCCTTCACATGACCCCGCTCCTCATCCGTCCAGCTGAACACACTGCTGACGAGCTCGTTCTCGGTCATCAGGTTCTTGGCCCAGCCTACCCCGCCCGAGTCGTTGTCGGGCAGCAGACGCATCTTCGTGAACCCGAAGCCACCGAGAACGTCCAGGTTGGCCTCCATGCTCCCGCCGGTTGCCACAATGCACACGTCGTTGAAGCCGCCCGAGAGCTGGTGGGCGATGATCGCCAAGGCGTCGAACTCCCCTTCCACTACGTGAAGCGGGTAGTTATCGAGGTCTCCCATGTGTTCCGGGTAGAGGTTGAGCCCGAAGTAACCCACGTCCTCTGAATACGGATCATCAACTGCGTACTGCGTGGAAGTGCCCGGCTGGCGAATGCGGAAGCGCCCGATAGTTGTCGGACTCGTGTAGTAGAAGAACACGAGCGCACCTTCGGACTTGGGAGGGCTCCCCGGAGGAGCGAAGTACTCCTGAAGATAGGTGTGCGCCGCGTCGCGGCTTTCGACTCCGCCCTTAATCTCCTTGAGCCGTTCACTGAGCCTCGGGTAAGTCGGCATGACCCCGATCGGAAGACGGTGCAGCACGTCCTCCGGGAACTTACGTTTTCGAAACCAGTCAATGAGTCCCGACTCTTCGATGTAGGAATAGTTCGGGTCATCTGGATTCTCCACGGCCTCCCGGAATTCCCGGTTCATGACGACGGCGATCAAGCGTTTCAGCTTATCGTTGTCTTCAATCTGCTGGGCGTTCTGGGCATAGGCAGCGGGAAGAGCAATACCAAAGCGGTTCTTGAGCGTCCGGAGGGCCTGCACATAGCTGATCCCCATGACGTCGGCGACAAAAGCCACCGGGTTCCAAACGTTCTTCTTCGGACAGCTTCCGCCGAAGCAATGCGCATTCCCGCGTTTCGGGTTCACGTAGAACGACGGCGAGTCCTCCTGGTGGTAGATACAACAACCGACGATGGAATCGCCGCGCAGGGTCCACTGGTGGCCCGGCTTGTGCTCCTCCAGGAGCGCCAGCCAGTCAGCCGGTGATATCTTATTCCAGATCTCACTCAGCTGCTGCGGCGATACGTTCTTTGCTTGTGTCTTCTTCGCCACAGCCTTCCTCGCTCACTTTTTCAAAGGGCACAACTGAGTGTGGCCGCAAAATGCGCAGTACCAGCCCTTGTGGGCCGCCTTCGACGGAACCTCGGCAGCGGCACCATTGATGAACTCGTGGTACCACGGAACCAACTTCTCTCGGATCTCCTCGGCTGTGCGCTTGGCCGTCCAGATGATCTCCTCCGACTGAACGAAGTGCAGGGACGTCTGAACTGCGGGCATCTCGGGAAAACAGGTCAGCGCCGAAACGGCGTAGGTGTCGAGCTGTGCTCGGCTCTGCGCCTTCACGTCGTTGAGGTCCTTGGGCGGCTGTCCCGACTTGTGGTCGATGATCGCCACGTGACCACTCTTCGTGCGCAGGACGAGGTCCCACACACCACGGAAGAACACGTCTTTTTTGCTCCAGAACCCGGTCTTCTTCAGATCACGGGTGAGCCCGAAGCGCTTCTCGACGAGCTGCTCGGTAACGCCGAACTTCTGTTTGATGACTTCGAGACGGCCACGGAAGCGCACCATGTTGTGCGCCAGGGACATCAGGTCTTCGATCTCCGGAGTTGTCAGCTCGTTGTCCACCGCGCCCCGTGTGAGCGCGCGCTTTAGCTGCTCGGGATCGTGCGTCGGCTGCTTGAGATAGTGTTCCAGAGCTTCGTGGGCCGCGGTTCCGATGCGCCCGGCCGAGCTCTTCGGGGGTTCTGTCGACTTGACCTTCTTCACGTACTGGAGGTCGAACCGGAAGCTACAGTTCTTGGCCAGCTGTGCTTTGGAAAGTGACCAGGGGGCGTGCTCGAGCGCGAGGTCCGAAAAAACAGGCATCGTCCAACCTCCTCCGAGTGGGAGTGCCCGGCGCGTTGCCGAGCACTCCCACTACTAGACCGCAGTGAACTACATCTCGGAGAAGTCGGGCTCCTTGGTGTTGTCACCGGTGCTGCTGTCGGCCGGGGCACCGAAGTCCTGGGGCAGGTTGTCCACGACCTTCTTGCCGGTGTCGGAGCGCTCGGCGATGTTAGCGAGGATCTTCTTCCGCAGGTCGGCGAGCTGACCGTAGATGTACTCGATCATCGGGAAGAACTGCGGGTCGACGCCCTCGCCGGTCGCCGCAACGCTGAGCACGAAGTACTTGCCGCTGCCCTCCTGCCGGGACTTCTCCTGCGTGGTGAGCACGTAGGTGCGCGACCAGGGCATCGGGGTCGACCGGGCCTGCTTGAAGAGCTTCGACCCGGCGCGGTAAGAGGTCTTGGCGAACTGAACCCGGTACACCTGTGTGAACTCCGCGTCGAAGACGTAGACGTTCAGGCTCTTCTGGCAGTTGGTGCGCTGACCATCCCGGAAGGGGAAGTCTTCGCAGTCGGCGCAGACATCGCCGTAGGCCGAGGTCTTCGCATCCTCGCTCCGGCACGTCGGGGAGGAGTTGCCCTCCTCGAAGCGAGCATGGGAGTAGTGCATGTATATCGGGATGAAGGTCCACGGGCGCTCGAGAACATCCCCGGTATCGGTGAAGAGGTCCCCGTTCTTGGAATTGGCCGGCGTTTCGCTGCTGACCGGCTGGTGCACCTTGATGATCGGGGGCGACCAGTGCGCCCCGCCCATCTCCTCGAACCCCGGCTTGTTGGGGTCCATCATGGCGAGCATCGTCTGCACGCGCTCCACCACCGCCGGCGGCAAGTTCTGGGTGATGCGCACCAGCGCCGACGCGTGGGTCTCGGGCGGGGGAGTCCCGGGATCCACGGGGGCTCCCGTCTCGGGGACAGCGGGCGCTACGGCATCGACGGCATCGACGGCATCTTCTCGGTCTTTGTCCTTCTTGGCCACTGTGCTCTCCTTCTTTGGTGAGTGGTCCAGTACGTATCGGTGAAGCAATGGTAGGCGGGGAAGACGGGAATCGTCAAGGCGTTTTTTCAGAAACGCCACTCAAAGAATCAGGTAAATCAAGTACTTCGATCACATCCCCCGCCAGAGACATGAAAATCCTTGAAAAGCACAACCACTAGTGGCACCATACGTGACAACACGCTAGATGTGGGAGTGCCGGTGGTGCAGCGACCTTCACCCAGAAAAAAGGGCAGCGGGTACGGCCACGACGATAACTTTGCCAGGTATTACAACGACGTGGGTCGGACCGAGATTCTGAACGCGGCCACCGAACGGCAACTATTCAAGCTGTATCGGAAGAGCAAGGATCGCGTGGCGCGCGACAAGATAGTCGAGGGCTGTCTGCGCTTCGTGGTGAAGCTGGCCCATCAGTACACATCGGATTTGGACCAGCTGAAGGATCTGATCTCGGCCGGGAACGTCGGGCTCCTTGTTGCCATCGATCGCTTCGACCCAGATCGTGGAACGCGGTTCCTGTCGTATGCGACGCATTGGGTACTCTTGCACATCCGGGGTGAACTACAGAGCGACTCACTCGTGTCGATGCCGCTCTGGAGACAGAAAGCTGTTCGCAGGATCCGGCGTCTCAAGAGTACGAGTAACACCCAGAAAGGTATCGACCCCACGGACGAAGAAATCTGCTACGAAGCCGACCTGTCTTCTTCTCAGCTCCAGAAACTGCGCGTCGAGTCATTCTGCTACGTACCGCTCGAGGGTGCAGCGCTTTCGAATAACGGCACCGAGTCTCGTACGATCAACGCGGAGTCCGTTGACATCTTGCGCCAGATGCTCGGCACGTTAGGAGTAAAAGAACAGTTCGTCCTTCGTGCCTACTTCGGCCTTGTGGCAGACCCAATGTCTCTGCGCCAGATCGCTAGCGTTCTGGGTGTGTGCTCCGAGCGCGTCCGGCAAATCAAGTCCGACGCCCTGGGGAAGCTGCGCCGGAACTTCCGGTCCGCAGCCATCCCCGACGTCGACCACATCATCGCCGAAGCGTGTGTTGGCTGATTACCCGGTAAATCACTTCAGCTCGGGCAGCTCCTTCACGAGGCCAGCGGCGTAGCCGAGTCCGCGCAGCAGCCCGGCCAGGTAACGCTCGTCTTCCTTGTTGCCCGAAGCCTTCACAGCCCGGTGGCGCTTGTCGAGGCGCCCCATCGCCGCGACGAGGTCGCGCTTTCCCCGTGCCTTCGCCGCGGAGCCATCGGACGCTGTCTTGGGCGACGGCTTGGTCGGGCGCCCGCGTCCGCTCACCGCCTTCTTCTTCTCCGGCTCGAGCTCCTGCACTGCCTCCCTGAACTCGGTCGGCGACATCTTCTCGGCCTTCTTGAGGAGCTTCTTCTGGTCCTTGGGATCCTTGATCCGGTTGAGCTCCCGCGCGTGAGTCGGCGTGATCGTGCCTTCCTGGATCGCCGCCTGCACCGGCTCGGGCATCTTGAGGAGCGACAGCCGCTGCGAGACGAAGCCCGTCGTCGCCGGCGTGCCGTCGATGATCCAGGACTCGGCGATCTTCTTCGCCGTCATGCCGAACTTGTTCGACATCTTGTGGAAGATCTGGGCTTCCTCCATCGGCGTGTACGACTCGCGACCGAGGTTCTCCATGACTGCCGACAGGTAGCGGTCCCGCTCCGTGTCGCGGATGGACGCGTTGATGACCGGAATGGTCGTCCAGCCCAGCTGCTTGCAACACTCGAGGCGCCGGAAGCCGAAGACGAGCCGGTGCGTGTGCCCCTCGGCGTCCTCATCGGAGAGCGCTTGCACCTTCACGGGCTGCTGCAACCCGAACTCCTTGATGTTGGCCTTGAGCTCCTTGACGTTCTTCTCCCACCCGGGCTCCCGCACGTTCTCCTCGACGAGGATCTTGGAAACCGCCATGCGTTCGAGCGGGGAGTTGCGAACGATGGTGACGTTCGACTTCTTCTTCGCAGCGGCGGGCTTCTTGGTCGCAGTCTTCTTGGTCGTCTTGTTCTTGGCCTTGGCCATGGTCATTTGTCTCCTGATACGAGTTTGCGGATTCCCAAACGCAGGAGGGCCGCAGCACGGTCCAACACCTTGGCTTGGGGAAGGACGCGCCCAGCGGGGCGCAGGATGGCCGATGCTCCGATCAGCACCTCATCGGCGTCGCGTAGTAGCCTTTCGCTTCGGCTTTCCCGGCTTCTTCGTCTTCTTCTTGGCCGGCGCTTTGGCTTTCTTGACGGGCTTCTTGTTATTAGCCGCAGGACTCTTTCCTCCCTTGTTATCTCCCCGACGCACAATCTCTTCGAAAGCCGAGGGGTCGATGTGATGAAGCGTCAATTTGTCGATGGGAGTTCCGTTGAGGATATCACCCACGGCATGGAAAAATTCCCGGCCGAACTCGTCGGCGAATGCTCCGCTGTTGGTGTACGCGATGTACAGATTGGCGATGCGGTTGTACCGAGTGACCAGCTCACGCTGCACCTTTCCTACTCGTCCGGACATGGCTAGCCGTCCTCTTCCTTCTTCTCGAAAGGCTCCGACCCGTCCTTCGGACAGATCTTCACCTTACCGTGTTGCTCGACGGTTTCTCCGCATTCGGGACAGCGCTTGTCGTCGGCTGCCGTTTTGTCCTTCGGCTTCTTTTCTTCCACGCCGTACTTTTCCATCACCAACTCCCATGATAGCGCGCGATCCGAGGGTTGTTGTCCCTCTCTTCGCGTTTCTTCTCCTGCTCGGCCTTCTCCTCGTCGATCTCCGGCTTGCGGAGCTCCCAGTGTTCCTTGGCCGCCTTCTCGTGCGCCGCCCGCGTTTCCAGGAGATCGTGTCTGACAGCTTTGCACAGATTGCTCACCTTCGACAAGCGCGTTCGCATGCGCGTCAGACACCCTCGCGGACGAATGGGCTTCTTGGTGTTGGCAAAGCGAAGCTCCTCCGCACGGATCTCATCGATGAGCTCGTACAGCTCACGAAGTTCATCGCTATCGAAGCGGTTGAGTCCCTGCCCCCCTTCCGGCACATGGATCCCGAGCTCCATCGACTACCCCTTTCCGCGGCAGATGTCCCAGTAGCCGCAGTACTTCTCAGAGCAGTGCCAACCGTCAGCTCCCGGAGGGAACACCCCGGCAGAGATGCACTGCGCAATCTGCTGCACCACGAATTCGGCCCAGCGCCAGTGTCGAGCGCCGTGAACCGCGGCCACCGCACCGATGTAGGGCGACTTGGTCTTCACGAAACACTGGAATCGAACGCGCGGCACCTTCATCACGCCGGCATACACCGACAGTTGAATGCTGCTGTCCACGTCCGACTGGCTCTTCATCTTGGTCACGACCTTGTGGTCGATCACCTCGATTTCGCCGCTTCCCTCCGCCCCCTTACTGGGCTTCGTAGAGTTGCGTGCGACGAGGTCGATGAAGCCGAGCACAGGAACGCGAGCCTGTCCCATCGTCACCCAGAAGCGGTGCTCTACCGCCGGGCGCCCCTCGTGCAGCTGGGTCTCCAACTGCGGGATGAACTTCTTGTGGTAGTCCACCAGGAACTGGCGGTCGCGCTTGAGGATGGTGTTCTCGTTGTCATCGTCGTCTTCCCAAGCAATGTCCCCGCGCTCACGCTTCCATGAATCAGAGTGTGCGTCGAGTAGCACGTCAACGGGGAGCTTCCCACTCTTGAGAAGTTCCAGATGCCCGGTTGCAACGCCGTGGTGAACTGCTTTGCCCTCGGCGAGGTTCACGTTCGGAGGGCGGATGAGGCCATCGATGTAGCGGTACTTGTACCGCAGCGGACACATCCGGTACGTGTCGATCTGGCTGACCGAGATGTAGCCACGAGGAAGCTGGAGCGCGCATTCCTCGATGGTCGCTTCTTCGACGAGCTTCTTGTATTCCTCGTCGGGATCGACATCCTCGCCGCCTTCCAGGAAAACGACACGCTGCTTGTTAGTCGGGTCGCTCACTCGTCTCTCCTTTGTGGCGCTGTCGGCGCTTCTTGATCTTTGCGGCGGTCTTTGGATCGTCGCTGTTCAGTGCCAACACGTCGGAGCCCGCCGGCAACATCGACGGATCGAAGGGCTCGTCATCGTCGTCGTCGTCAGCGTCCCTTTCATCGGGCTCTGCTTCCTCGAACTCCGCGGGTTCCGCACGACGCCGGCGGGGCCGGCGAGGTTCCGGAGCTGGCGGTGCCGCACTGAAGTCCGGGTCGGGCTCCGCGGTCACGCTAACACTGCACTCGTGGATGGCGGTCTCCCACCCTGCCTCGGCGTCGACGGACGTTTGCCAGAAGAACGGACCCGGCCCCTCTTCCTCAGCGATTGGACGGAACCCCTGCTGCTGCATCAGGTCCCGGAGCATCTCCTCGATCTCCGCCCGGGACCACTTCAGTCTGATCTCCATCGTCGAACCTCCCGTCCGCCGCCAGGTCGGCCAGCGGACCATCTCCTTCGTCGCGCCGGTGCCAGACGAGCTTCGCCTTCACCGCCCGCAACGCCTGCTCCGCCTTCTTATTCCAGCGACGCAGCTCCTTTTTGTTGACACGATACTCGCCCTTGAGTTGCCGTACCACGAGCTGGCTGTCCGAAAAGATGGTGACCGTGTCACCGTCGGCCATCCACCTCGTGATTGCGTTGCACCCCTCGATGATCGCCGCGTACTCCGCCTCGTTGTTGGTCTTCTGGCCGAGGGGCCGAACCCCGCGCGCCGTGATGACAGCTTCTCCGTCCTGCCGAATGACCCAGCCGCAGCTACCTCTGCGCCACTTTGAGCTCCCATCGACGGTCACATTCCAATGCCGGGACATAAATCACCTCCGGTATCTTTTACCACGTAATCAGAGGGTTTGCGGTTTGGTGATCACGCGGGACAGCTTGTCGTCGTAGACACAGTCCTCGTCGAAGGGTGCAATACCCTCGTCAAGGCACCGAGTCTGCCGAGCGCACACCGCACAGTTGATCCGGTCAGTGATGGCCTTGGCAATGTCGATCTTTCGCTCGAGGGCAGCCACGACGTAGGCAAGCACGCTCTTCTCGGCCAGGAGGCGGTACACGAAGATAGGCTTGTCTTGCCCGATGCGGTGATTCCGGTCTATGGACTGAAGGTACTCATCGAGACCGTAGGTCAACCCGAAGTAGATCATGTACCGAGCGCTATTGAGCGTCACCGAGGTGCCTGTGGTGATGTTAGCCAAGTACACACGGAGCTTCGGGTCACCTTCAAACTGCTCCCCGATCTCCACCGCACGGCTGCTGTTACGCCCGTCCACGCGAACGCACCCGATGTCGCGTTCCTTGAGGAACTCCTCGACAATATCGAGCTCCTCAACGAAATACCCCCAGATGATGACCTTCTCTTCTGGCTTTTCCAGAATCGAATCGACGAGCTCCACGAGCAAGTCGAGCTTCGGGTTCTCCCGCATCCGGTAAACCGCTTGCGCACGCGGACGGTCCTCTTTGACACAGCCCGGTCGGAAGGGCTTCTGGTTCTTGGAGATACACTCCTTGACGTACTCGCAGCCATCACAGATGTCGGGGGGCGGAACAATGAAGAAACCGCTGAGCACCTGTAAGAGCTTCTGGATGATTGCCGCGGCATGCGGCGCCTCATACTGGATCCCCTCCGCAATATCAGCAACCGTCTCTTCAACGATCTCGTTGTAGGCCGCGCGCTGATCGCCGGTCACCTCGAAGGGCACATCGATGAACGTACGCGGCGGAAGATCGAGGCACTCGTCCTTGCTCTTCTTCGTCGAGATGCGCGTGACCTTCGTGTTGAGCAGATCGAGGTTCTTATACCCTACCACGAAGCGCGGGTTGTTCTTGTGCGCCACGGTGAAGTGTTTCTTGAAGGTCCAGAAGTTGAGCCCCGGGATGAAGTTCCCAAGAAACTGGAGCTGGCCCCACATGTGCATCGGGTCGCCCAGCGACGGCGTACCCGAGAGGAGCAGGCGACGGTTCGCCTGGGCAGCCAGCGCCACAGCGCCTTTCGTCCGTGCGCTGTTTCCTCCGCGTAGCTTGTGGCTCTCGTCAGCAACGATCAGTCGGTAGCCATAGGTCTCCGTGATCTGCTTAACGTACAGCTTCGCCGTGTCGTAGCCCACAACAACAACGTCGTCGTCGTTCTTGGCCGCCTTGCGAAGGAGCGCCATCTTCTTCTTCGGTGTCCCGAGGATACACGTCACGGACAGCTCTCCATCCGCGTGCTTTCGGATCTCTTTCTCCCAAACTTTGATCCCTACGCTCGGAACCAAGACCAGCGTCTTCTCGCGCTCGTGGCGCATCAAGTCCACGACGATCTTCGTCTTCCCGAGGCCACAGTCGTAAAAGATCCCGCAGCGCAGCATACACAGCGCGAAATTGAGCCCGTGCTCCTGGTGCGCCATCGGATCGGTCACGAATTCGAAGTCGTCTCGGAACTGACTCGGAATGGGGTCTGACGTGGCAGCGATATACCGGGCGTGCTCCAGGTCGAAGTGCGCCTCCGCTTCCGGAGTAAACTGGATGTTGGGGATCACGATCTCGAGGTCTCGGACGACGTCGAACACGTAGGGAGAGAACGCCGGGTACAGCCAAACGCCGTGTTCTTTCATGAACAGAGCTCCGAGCACGCGCTTTCCGAGCATATCTTTGGTGCCCGGGATTGCGGGCGTCACGAGCACCGGAGTGCCGTAGAGCGTCGACAATCCACAGGTTATCGTCTCGTTCGTCATTTTGGTCATTGGTCCACCACGTGAAGTTACTCGGTAAACTAAGACGCCTGCAAGATAATTGTTGCACGCGTTTTTCAGCTATCCTATTATTTTTGCGTCACAATGACGATTGCGAGGAGTAAATGCCCTACCTCGATGACTACGGGACAGAGCACATCGGCCGGAGCATCACGCATCCGAACCCGTTGTTCGACTATCTCACGACCTTTGTCCCACGAAAGCTCAAAACCCTCTTCGTCTACTGCGAGTACCTGTACTACAACTCGCCGCAGATCTTCGCTGCCCTCAACAAGTTCGCAGTCTACCCGATTACGGACCTCATCTACGAGACGGACAACCCAACGCTGAAGGCGAAGTACCGCCGACTCTTCGATGAAACACTGAAACTCAAGGGCATCCTGGTCCGGACCGGCATCGACCGTCACGTGTACGGCAACTCGTTCACCTCGATTTACTTTCCGTTCCGACGCTTCCTGAAGTGCACGAAGTGTGGATCGATGGTAAACATCAAGCACGCTCGCTACAACTTCCGTATCCGCAACAAGAAGCTGCGCTTCACGATGACCTGCGATAAGTGCGGCCCCACCCGCGCCGAAGTCCACGATGAGAAGCTGCGGCTCGCCAAGGGCATCCGCATCATCCGTTGGGATCCCAAGCAGATCGAGATCGAAACGAACCCCATTACCGATGAGTCGGTGTACTACTACCAGATGCCCTCGGACATTCAGTCCCGCGTTCGCAGCGCCGACAAGCATCTGCTGGCCACGATGCCGCTGGCCTTCCTCGAAGCCGTCGCGCAGAAGAAGCTGTTCAAGTTCGGACCGGGCAAGATCTACCACATGAAGGCCGACGCGCCGGCAGGAATTGATAACCGCTGGGGTTTCCCGGCGCTCGCCTCGACGCTCAAGCAGTTCTTCCATTGTGCTGTGCTGAAGAAGGCCAACGAGGCCATCTCCCTGGAACACATCGTTCCCTTCCGAGTACTCCACCCGGCCCAGTCCACGGCCCAGGCCGACCCGACGGTGTCCATCTCGCTGTCCAACTGGACCAACGAGATGAAGCTGAACCTCAAGGCGTGGCGTAGAGACCCTCTGCACATGATGTTCGCGCCCATCCCGGTCGGAGTCACGCAAGTTGGCGGACAGGGCCGCGCGCTGATGGTGACGGGGGAGATCACCGAAGCCGAGAACAACATCATCGCCGCCATGGGCATTCCGCGTGAGTTCCTCTACGGCGGCCTCTCGGCGACCGGCTCTGGCGTCACGCTGCGGATGCTGGAAAACCAACTGCTCAACTATACCAACGAGCAGGTTGAGCAAGCCCAGTGGATTTCCGACAAGTGCGGCTCATTCATGGGCTGGTCGCGCATCAAGCTCGACCTGGAGCCCTTCAAGCTCGTCGACGACGTGCAGCAGAAGATGATGCTGCTCCAGGCAAACCAGCAGACAGGCGGCCAACTCTTCTCGAACACGTCCATGGCGCAGCTCTTCGGGCGTAACCTGGAGAACGAGCGGGACCAGCGGATGCAGGAGACGCTCGATGAGCAGCGCTTCCAGATAGACCTCGATCGTAAAATGAAGGAGCTCCAGAGCAACCTGGCCGAGACGGCACGCGCACAGGCCAACCAGCCTCCCGCGCCGCAGTATGACCCGCAGCAAATGCTCGTCCAGGCGCAGGAGCTCGCGATGCAGCTCTTGCAGGGGCCGCCCGAACTCAAGCAGAGTCAACTGCACCAGCTCCAGACCGAGGACATCGTGATGTTCTCGCTGGTGTCGTTCGTGATGAAGCAGATGAACCAGTCTGCGTCAGCCGAGGCCAAGGCGGCTGCCGGTGGTGCTGGTGGAGGGCCGATGTAATGGGTGGACAGGGCGGTGCGGACAACTTTTCCAACGACTTCATGGACGCCATCGGGGAGGCCAACAACCCGGAAAACGTGCGTGAGATGCCGCCGCTGCATCCAGGCGCGAAGGGCGGTTTCCAGGACGGACAGTGGCGCGACATCGCAAAGGAGATGGGCGCTGACATGCCCGGTGCCGCGACGGGCAACGACCAAACGTCGCAGCTCTTCACACAGCCGAAGGGCAAGTTCAAGGCGCGCTTCGGTCGCTTCAACCTCGGTGAAGCCTCCGACTGCGCCGAGCTCGAGAAGATCCAGAACAACTGCCTGACGCCGGGTAAGAACTGGATCCTCGCTCGCGAGGAGTGGTACAACACGAAGGACGGCGACGTCTACGTGGTCGTCAAGTACCTCGAGTTCTTCCCGACCCGAAAGACGCCGGAAGCTAAAGAGGAGGCAGAGGGGACAGGGTCGGCCCGCAAAGGCTGACCCTGTCCCCTCCCCCGTCCTACGTTCCAATCCCGCAAGAGACAAGATAATATGTGAGCGAGCGGAACGACGGCGTGGTGGTGGTGGTGGGGCTACTTCGGCTTCGGCCGAGGCATCTCCTTGATCCACACGCCTTCGTTACGGACTCGTCTCACATGCACCATTCCTTTTCTCCTCTCGTTCTCGTTTTCGGAAGAGCCGCTCGCTGCGGCTGCGCTCGTGCTCGAGTTCTTTCCCGGCCTGGATGCACAGATCCCAGCACTGCCGGAGACGTTCGTCGAGCTTCTCGGCTTTGTTAGCCAGAGCGGACAGAGACAGGGTCATAGGCGCTGGCGCCGCCGTAGAACGGCGTCGCGTTTCGCGCTTCTTCATGTCCTTGATCTGACGCCAGAGCGCCGCCAGATCCCGCTGCACACTGGTCAGGTCTTCCCGGGCCCTGCGTTGTGTGCGCTCCGGGCGGTTCTCTACCTCGAGCTCCTCCAGCTCGAGCGCCCGAAGCCGCTGATCCCGCCCGTCCGGAATCACACGCAACCGCATGCCCGGCGCGCCGCGGAAGTCGACGCAGGTTCCCCGCATCCAGCGCTTCTGTCCAGAGTTTCGGAATCGAAACCAGATACGCCGTCCAGCATACCAGCGTTCCAGGTCAGCGCGCCGGAGGATCTCCTCCGGCCCCAGTCCCTCAGCAAAGGGGGACCCCGCCAACTTGGCCACCATGACTTGCGCGTCGCGGCGTTCCATCGCCACGAGCTGCTCTCGCAGCGTGCGCGCCAAGGCGGCTTCAAGCGTGTCCGGAACCGTTACCAACGGCTCCGTCGCGGGATCCCTAAGTACAATATTGTGTGGCACTCCTCCGGGTTCCGACATCGTTCCTCCGGTCGGCATGGGGTTTGGAAAGCGCTCGCCGGACAGCGAGCGCAACGGGCGAAGAAAGAAAATCCCTAAAGCATTATCATTCTAGTACTTATACCATTTTTGTCCTATACTTTCGGCATGGCGGCAAAGACTCCAAGCGATCTCCGACCTGTATTTACCTCGGCCGACGTGCGCCGCGAGCGCATTCGGGACAAGGCTGTGCAGGGAATCAAAGACGTTTTCCCGTTTGTCGGACGGCGCTACACCGTTGCCGTCTCGAACGTGAACGTGAAGCCGGCCGAGTACGGACCCGACGACTACAAGAAAGCGATCCTCGGTGCGCGCTCTCTGGCTGAGCCCGTTCGCGGGACCGTAAAGCTCATCGACAACCAGAGCGGGAAGGTCGTGCAAGAGAAACGCGACTTCACGCTGATGCAGCTCCCACACCTGACCGCACACGACAACTTCGTGATCCGCGGGAACCGCTACTCGGTGAGCAACCAGCTGCGAATGAAGCCGGGAGTCTACTCAAGGAAGAAGCGCAACGAAGAACTCGAGGCGCAGTTCAACACCCACGGCGGACCGAGTTTCCGTGTGAGCATGGACCCGGTCAAGGGCCAGTTCAACATGGAGTTCGGCGCTTCCAAGATTCCCCTCTACCCGGTGCTTCGGAAGATGGGCCTCTCCGACAGCCAGATCGCCAGGAAGTGGAACCCCCAGCTCGTTCGGGAAAACAAGGCCGCCTTCGGTGAGAAGCAGGACGCCTACTTCAAAAAGCTCTACGAAAAGACGGTGCACCCAGGGCAGCGGCGCGCCGGAGAGGACACCGTCGAGGCGGTGCGCAAGGCGCACGACCGTGCGAAGCTCGACCCCGACACCACGAAGAAAACGCTCGGGACGTCTTTCGACCGTGTGACGCCGGACGCCATTCTCGAAGCCTCGGGGCGGCTGCTCCAGGCTTACAACTCTGGCGAAGACTTCGACGAGCGCGACAACCTGGCGTTCAAGAAGCTGCTCGGCCCGGACGACTTCATCAAGGAGCGTATTCAGCTCGACGCACGCGACTTGCAGCGCAAGGCACTCAGTCGCCTCGATTACGGTGCGACTCCGGACATCCAGCGCGCCCTGGGCACCTCTCCGTTTTCCCGCGGCATCCGACGCTTCCTTTCTACGTCGGCACTCTCGGGGAACCCGGCACAGATCAACCCGGTGGAAATCATCGACTCTGCCGTCCGCGTCACGTCTATGGGCGAGGGTGGCATTGCCAGCGATCGCGCGGTGCCCGACGAGGCACGGCGCCTGCACCCTACTCACGCTGCGATCATCGATCCGGTGCGCACGCCGGAGTCTCACCGCGCCGGCATCGACGTGCGCACCTCTCTCTTCACCGCCACCGACAGTGAGGGGAACATCTTCACGCCGCTTCAGCGGGGAAAGCACATCGAGTACGTTCCTATAGCGGAAGCAGCCGAAGCCTCCATCGCATTCCCGGGCGCTTCGAAACACGGAAAACGCGACGTCCTCGAAGGCGGGCGCATCCGCTCCATGAACAAGGAAGACGTCAAGTATCGGATCCCGACACACCACGCGATGTACAGCATGTCGACGAATCTGATTCCGTTTCTGGACAGCATCGATGGCAACCGAGCTACGATGGGTTCGAAGATGATGACCCAGGCTCTGCCGCTCAAGGGCGGCGAGGCGCCCATGATCCAGGTGTCGTCCTACCGGCCCGGCCGGTCAATGGAGGAAGAAGTAGGTGCGATGGTCGTGCCCACGGCACCGGTAAGCGGAACCGTAATGTCCATCCGGGATGGATACGTGCACATCAAGCCCGACACGCCGACGAAGACGGGGGCGCCCCCGACCAAGGTTCCGTACTTCACTGATTTCCCACTCGCGTCGAAGACGTACCTCAACGACACACTGACCGTGAGCCGCGGGCAGAAGGTAAAAGCTGGACAGCCGCTGGCTGAATCACACTACGCCAAGGACGGGCAGCTTTCGATGGGGCGCAATCTGCGCGTCGCCTACACGTCGATGCGCGGCATGAACAGCAACGACGCGGTGGTCGTTTCCGAGAATGCGGCCAATAAGCTGACGTCGCTGCACATGTACCAGGAGGGGACCGAGGTCGACAGCGAAAGCCTGGTCAACTCCAAGATCCACGCCAACTACTACGGCAACAAGTACGCCCCCGACCTGTACAATAAGCTCGGAGACGACGGCGTGGTCAAGCCCGGCATGCGTGTCAATCCTGGCGACCTCCTCATCGCGTCTGTGCAGAAATCGAAGCTCACGCCGGAAGCGCGAATGCTCGGCAAGTTGCACAAGAAGCTCGTGAAGCCCTACCGCGACACGGGTGTCACCTGGGAGCACGACACGCCGGGCGTCGTTACCGATGTCGTGCGCGCCGGGAACAAGATCCGCATGACCGTGAAGACCGAGGAACCGCTGAAGATTGGCGACAAGCTCGCCGGTCGCTACGGCAACAAGGGCGTCGTATCGGCAATCATCCCCGACGACCAGATGCTCCAGGACGAGAACGGAAATCCGATCGACATGGCTGTCTCGCCAACCAGCGTTGTCACTCGTATTAACCCGGCACAGGTTCTCGAAACCGCCCTGGCACGCGTTGCCGAGAAAACCGGCAAGCGTATCATCATCGAAAACTTCGCCGACCGTGACAACGTCGCCTACGTCAAGGCCGAGCTGAAGAAGCACGGCCTCAAGGATACCGAAACCATCACTGACCCGCAGACCGGAAAGAAGATTTCGGGAGTTCTCGTCGGTCCACAGTTTACGCAAAAGCTGATGAAAACGACAGCGACCAACTTCTCCGCCCGCGGCGTCGATGATTACGACGTAAATCAGCAGCCGTCCGCCGGTGGGCCCAAGGGCGCCAAGGGCATCGGTCGCATGGAGTTCAACGCCCTCGTTGCCCACGACGCTCGCAACGTCGTCCAGGAAACAGCAGCGCTCCGCAGCCAGCGCAACGACGCCTGGTGGCGCGCACACCAGCTCGGCCTTCCCACGCCGGCGCTGCGCACGCCGTTTGCCTACGACAAGTTCGGTGCGATGCTCGCCGGCGCCGGCATCAAAATGGACAAGCGCGGCAACCACGTTCAAGTCGGTCCACTCACGGACAAGGACGTAGAAGCCGTGACCTCTGGTGCCATCAAACGCCCGCTCTTCGTCAAGGCCAAAGACCTGACCCCGGAGCAGGGCGGCTTCTTCGACCCCGCACTGACCGGCGGAAACAACGGAACAAAGTGGAGCCACGTTGAGCTGTCCGAGCCGATGGTCAACCCGATTTTCGAGCGGCCTGTTCGTACCTTCCTCGGCATGAAGCAGAAGGAGCTCGAAGAGGTCATACAGGCAGAGGGCGGTGCCGGTGTCCAGAAGCGGCTGTCCAAGATCGACCTCGACCAGCGTGAGACCGAGACGCTCGCCAAACTGAAGAAGCTGAAGGCCGATAAGCGCAACAACGCGGTCAAAGAACTGAAGTACATCCGCGCACTCAAGGAAAATGGGATGCGCCCGGAGGACGCCTACGTCGTCAGCAAGGTGCCCGTCGTACCTCCGGTGTACCGTCCGATCGTTCCGGGCACGGGGGGCAACCTCCAGATCTCCGATCCGAACTACCTGTTGCGCGACACGATGATCGCTAACGACCTGGTGAGGAAAACCAAGGGGCTACCGCCCGACATGCAGCGCGATGCCAGGAAGCACCTGTACGAATCGATGGGCGCGCTCTACGGAGTCAGCGAGCCGACGAGCCCGCAGCTCCAAGGCCGCAACGTACAGGGGTACATCGCGCGCATCTCGGGAGCAGGGCGCTCCCCGAAGTCAGGCTTTTTCCATGGCAAGCTGCTCAAGCGGCGCCAGGACGTCAGCGGGCGTGGAACGATTGCTCCAGATGCGACGCTGGCTATGGACGAAGTCGGCCTTCCCGAGGATGCCGGCTGGTCGATGTACGCTCCATTTGTGATGAAAGACCTCGTACGCCGCGGCTTCCGCGCTACCGAAGCCAAAACGATGATCGAAGACCGTCACCCGACAGCGCGTGCGTCGTTGGTTCGGGAGACGGGGGAGCGTCCGCTGTTCGTCAATCGCGCGCCGTCGCTCTACCGCTACAACATGCTCGCTGCGTACCCGAAGCTCGTTCCGGGCAAGACGATTCGTGTCCACGAGTCGCTCGCGCCGATCCAGGCAGGCGACTTCGACGGCGATGCGGTGAGCTTGACCGTTCCGGTGACAGCGCAGGCAGTCGAAGAGGCGAAGCGCCTCACGCTGCCGAACATGCTGCTCAGTGACCAGCGGAAGTTCACGCTGACCAAGGCCGCCCCGCAGCAGGAAGCCGTGATGGGCGTGTACCAGGCGACCTCTGCGTCCCCGACTGGGCAGGCCCGAGTGTTCAACAATCAGGCAGACGCGATGACGGCGTACCATCGTGGAGAGATCACTCTCGGAACGCCGGTGTCATTCAAGGGCGCTGCAAAAAGCCGCAAAACGCGGCAAGCAACCTTGTGGAACCCGGCGGCACACACGATCGAGGAACCCACCTGATGGCCAAGGACCCCGCGCGCTGGGACGAGGTCATCGTCGATGCGCCGAACGCGACGCTGACAAAGCAGCAGGTCCACGACTACTACGCCAACCCGAAGGTGCAGAACCATCTGCTCGACGCCGTCAAGGGACGCGCCACGATCATCCGGCAGAGCTTCGACCCGAACCGCGTTGTGCTTCGAAGAAAAGATCCCAAGGGCAATCTGATTCGGATGAACGCGCAGCGCCTCGCGGATCTGAACCAGGTGCGGATGAGTGAAGTTCACCAGACCTTCGGTCCCCGCGTTTCCGCCCTCGTCGCCGACATCGACCCACAGGAAAACGTGCCCTGGCGCCAGACCAAGACCATCGCCGAGACCGTGGCGCGCACGATGGAGACGCACCCCGACGTCAAGTCGGTCGACGTGCGCTTTTCCGGCGGGCGTGGTTTCTATGTGCAGGGTAACCTGGCCAGCCCGATGGACGTCAACGCCGCGCGCAAGAAGACCAAGCAGATCCTGCACGGGATCGCGCAGCGCGACGACGTGACCTTCGGCGTGGCCGACAAGGACCAGGTCCGTCTCGACATGTCTCCGCTCAAGAACAAGGGTTCCATCCGCGCACCGTTCAGCCTGAACGTCGAGACGGGCCTGGTCTCGATGCCGGTGAAGCTCAAGGACTTGCCGAGCGCGAAGCGGACGGACTTCACGATGGCGAAGGCGGTGAAGCAGGCGGCCGAGACGCTCTACCACGGCTCCCCCGAGAAGCTCGACGTCCTCGAACCGCGCGATCTGCACGGCGATCCCCGAATCCCCAAGGCCGTCTTCGGCGCCCCGTCCCGTGACTTCGCCATGACCTACTCTGGCGGCAAGTGGGGAGACAGGGATCTCGAACAAAGTACGAAGTGGAAAAAGGGTCTCCAGAAAATCGTCATGCAGGAGATGCGCCCGGGCGCCATCCAGGATGTGTACGATCAGCCAGGCTACCTGTACGATCTCCCGGGCGAAGGATTCAAAGCCCCACCGCGACGCGGAGCGACATGGGAGCAGATCAACGAAAACGCCGTCACGCCGAGCAAGATCGAGGAGATCAAGAACGTCCTGAACGCACTCGAGACGAACCCCAACGTCGAGCTGTTGCCGTACAGCGAAGCAGCGGCCCGCAAGCGCCTGACGAGCAAACGACGCTCGGCGCGCCTGGCAGAGATGACGCCCGACGAGCGTGCAGGCTACCTGGAGTGGTACGCCGAAAGGATGCCGAAAGAGCTGGCCCCGGATCTGGAAGCACTGCGGCAGAAGGTAGGATCGGCGAAGGGGGAGAAGCTGTATCACTACGCGCCCAAGGACGCGCCGATCCTGGAAGACGGTCTGCGCGCGCCAAGAGCTCTGTCGGGAGAGGCGCTCGAAGGCATCATGTCCCGGTGGCGGAGACAGCGCGCTGACCTGCTGGCTAAACTCCCTGAAGACGCGTCCCCCGAAGACATCATGGATCGCGCAGACGCAGAGCTAGATGGTCTGTCCACCAGCATATCTTCCCTCCGCAGCCCTATCGGAGAAGGCTCGCCTCAAGCACAACAGGAATATGCACGCGGCAATCAGCTGTACGAAATCGACTACGACAAGTTGCGACGCGCTGGACTGGTTTCCAAGGCCGACATCGTGGAAGAGCAGCCACGCAGCCACCGAGAGGTATCGCCAGAAAATCTCGTGCGCGAACTTCCCACAGAGATGCCAGAAGGCGTGGGAGACCCGTATCTCTTCTCGGGGCACCCACACGCCAAGCTGACGACCGAGGGGTACACGATTCCTCCGGAGTTCATCACGAAAGTCAAAGAAGCCGCCGACCACGCCGCCCAGCGCCTCAAGGAACGCGCCCCCGACCTGAATCCCTCGATCCTCAAGGCTCTCCGGAAGAAGGTCAAGGGCATGAAGCTGCCGCCGGGCGCAGCGCACCATGTCCCGCTGCACAACAAGGCCGACATGGTTCGCGCCTACGCCGTGCTGAAGGGCAAGCGGCCCAGTGTCGCCACCGTGCTGCATCGCGGGATGGCACCGCCCGGGTCACGGCTCGAACGCATCAAGGAGTCAGCGCAGGCGCAGCACACGATCGTTACAGGAGCTCCGGGCTCGGGGAAGACCACGTATGTAAACGAGCTCCAGAAGCAAACCGGCCTGCCAGTGTACTCCATGGATGACGATCCGGTACGGAAGGACGCTCTTCAGAAGATGTACGACGCCACTGATGAATGGCGGAAGGGTCCGACCGCGCAACAAGCGGAGCGTACGAAAAGAGAGATGTACGCCGCCCGGGACAGACTCAAGGAAGTGCAGACAGCCGCGATGCTGGGGGCCTTGGGAAGAGAAGAGCCTCACATCATAGATGGATATCAGGCACTCGACCTGGAGAGGAAAGACCTCGAGCCACACCGGCGTATCCTTGTTGACCCCGGAGAAGCGCGCACCCTCGAGCAGTACGTCTCCCGAGAATTGGGGAAGGGCCTCGAATCCGAGGAGCACCTCCGACGTGAAGCGGCCTCCATGCGCAACTCCTTCCGGCCGGCTCTCAAGGACTTCCGAGAGATCCCCGGCACTGAAGTGTTGCAGTCCAAGAAGGTCGAGCAGATCAAGGCCGCAGCCGAAGAGTTTGCCCCGGGCATCCCGGCCGAGCGCGAGATCGCAGACATCCCCGATATCCAGGACGCGGCGTGGCGCCTGGCCACCCAGCAGCACAACGCTCAGCGCGCCGGGCCGCACTACGACGTCCGCCTCGTCGACCCCGCGACGCAGCAGGCGCACTCGTGGGCCGTGCCCAAGGGACGGTACCCGACCGTCGAGGACCGGATGCTCCGCGCCATACAGCAGCCGACGCACACCGAGGAGTACGCCCGCAACTTCAGCGGCAACATCCCGGAAGGCTACGGCGCAGGCGATGTCGAGCTCCTCCACGACGTCCCAACACAAGTCCGCGCAGCGGCCGACAAGATCCACTTCCAGGGTCCCGAGGGCGAGCCCCTCGTGCTGTTTCGGACCAACGAGAACCAGTGGGGCTTCAAACGCTTGAATCCGCAGCAGAAGTAGCCTACGATTCCAGGTATCAATGTACGCTCGCACGCGTAGGAGGAAAACCATGACCACCAAGAAGACCCTTCTGGCCCTGATCCTGTCGCTGCTCATCGTGGCCCCGCTGGCCTACGCCGACGACGCCGCCGCTCCGGCCGCGCCCGCGGTCACCGCCGGAGCACCCACCGTTGCCGAGGCGGTCCCCCCGGCTCCGTCGACCGCGCCCACCGCGGGAGATGTTGCCAAGCTGGCAGCCAAAGCCGCAGCCGAGGCCGCTGCCGCGCCGGTCACCGAGGAGCCCAAGCTCCCCGACACCACGCTCGTCGATGAAGACGTGAGCGGTTTCGTGAAGCTCATCATCAACGCATTCAACACGAAGAACTGGGGCGTGTTCGCCGGCCTCGTGATCATGGCACTCGTCTGGATCCTGAAGAAGTTCGTCTGGAAAGCTCTGCCGACCGTGGCTCTACCGTGGGTGGCCGCCGGCGCCGGTATCATCGCTGCCGTCGCAACCGGACTCATCTCCGGTGTCGTCTGGTGGCAAGCCATCCTGAACGGTCTCCTCGTCGGAACAGCCGCCGGTGGCCTCTGGTCGCTGGTCGGCAGACACGTCTTCGGCGAAAACGCGTCCGCGGAGTCGTGATGCTCAAGTTCGCCTACCAGCTTGGCGTAAAGATCGCAATGGAAGAGGCAGGCCTCGATCCATCGAACGCCAATCCCGCGGAGCAGCTGGCCACGCTCTTCCAGATCGAGGCAGGAGACGAAGACGCTTCAGGTACCGAAGACGAGTACCAGGAACCCATCGGGAAACCGAAGAAGGATTCTTCCTTCAGCAACTCAAGCACCGAGAGCTTCGGAAACGACACGCTCTCGAACCTCGGGATCGACATTCGCGGTCCTGGCAGCACCAGCATCTAGGAGAACACGATGCTCAAGCACGCATATCAGATGGGTATCCAGAAAGCTCTCAACGACGGCAACGCCGCGCAGCTGCTCAAGGAGGCCCAGGAGATGGGCATCGACCTGGAGAAGCTGGCGTTCTGGGGCGCGCTGGGACAGGGGCTCCTGGGTGCAGGGAAAGCTGGCCTCGGTCTCGGCAAGACGCTGGGCAAGGGAACCTACGGCGCGCTCCGCAGTGGCGTCCAGTCTGCCCGCGGGCTGTCCCAGCAGGGAACCGGAACCGCCCTCCGCACCGGAGCACGCGACGCGGGCGGCGGCTTGCGAAATATGTGGAGTGGTATGAGTTCCGGGCAGCAGGCTGCCACCGCAGGACTCGGCGGTCTCGCCGCCGGCGGCGCGATGTTCGGCGGCGACAACCCGGGCACCTCGAACAGCCAGTTTGGCTACTAGCGCATGCCGCAAACCTTCGGCCAGCATCTCGTCAACCGAGCACTCCCGAGAGACCTCCAGTCAAACGAAGCTCTCGATTCTCGGTCATTGAACAAGCGGCTCTACACGCTCGCACGGCGAGACCCCGCTCTTGCTGCGAAAACGATGGATCATATCCGCCAGCTCGGCCACGATATCGCCACAGCCGAAGGGGCTTCCATCACGCTCGACGACATCACGCCGGACTACAAGCGGCGTGACGCCGTCCTCCATCCCGCACTGGCGAAGCTGAAAAAGACAGACAGCGCAACCGAGCGCCGTACGATCATCCTCGACGCACAAGACAAGATGATGAAGGCCACCGAGAAATTCGGTGGAACGCAGCGGATGATGGTACAGTCGGGCACGCGTGGAAAGCCCATCCAGCTGATGCGCTCCTTCATGTCCCCTATTGCAGCACGCACTGCCGAAGGCGACGCGATCCCGTGGATGATCCGAAAGAGCTATAGCGAAGGGCTCCCGCCGAGTGACCACTTCGCAGCCAGCATGGAATCCAGGAACAACCTGATCGCAGCCAACCTGGCCATCACGGAGCCGGGAGACTTTTCGAAGATCCTCGTCAACAACATGGGCGATCAGCTCATTCTCGATGATGATTGTGGAACCAAGAACGGCATCGCAATGTCGAGCGACGATCCCAACATCGTCGATCGGTTCCTCGTGAAGCCGGCTGCGGGTTTTCGTACCGGAACCCAGATTACCTCAC